GACAATGTATTCGTAAAGTCTTACGCAGTCGATGGCACAACACTTCCAATGGACGGCCTTGGCTCGTTAATTACATTCCAGTCACTTAACGATGGAATTTTAAACACAGGCGTCTCCACTATTCGTGCAGCTTTGGATGTGCAAAAAGCTGCGGTAGTTGCAGCTGCAACTCCAATGGCTACAACAATCCTCAAGAACTCAGGCGCAGACCTTCCACCTAGCGAAGTCTCCGGACTTCTTGCTTCATGGAAAAATGCTCGCCGTAACGGATCAACGGCTTACCTTACCTCTACTTTAGACGCGCAGAATATTGGCTTCTCTCCTAAGGACATGATGTATAACGAGGCTATTCAGAATCTTGCAACTGAGATTGCTCGCCTCTGCAACGTCCCTCCTTACTATGTCTCAGCAGACCAGAACACCACAATGACTTATGCCAACGTCCAAGACGAGCGTAAGCAGTTCCTCACACTATCTTTGCAGCCTTTCGTATCGGCCATCGAGGATCGTCTATCTATGGACGACATTACAGCCCGTGGCAATATCGTTAAGTTTGATATCGACAAAAACTACCTACGCACAGACCCACTTGTAGAGCTACAGATTATCCGCGAACTGCTTGACCTACAGCTCATTACTCAAGAGCAAGCAATGGAAATGACCGACCTAACACCTAACGGAAGCCAAGGTATGCAATGAATCAAGTAATCACCTTCTCAGCTGAACTTACAGCAGATTCAGCGAGCCGCACAATTTCAGGAAAGATTGTGCCTCTCAATGTCGAGGCAGGATCAACAAACATGGGCAAGGTTATCTTTGCTTCTGGGTCTATTGAAATTCCAGACCCTAAGTCCATCAAGCTCCTTAATCAGCATGACGCGAAGAAGCCTTTAGGACGCGGAATCAGTTTCAGCGAATCAGAGAATTCTATTGACGCTGTGTTCTCTGTAAGTCGTTCAGCTCGTGGCACAGAAGCCCTAATCCTCGCAGAAGAAGGATTGCAATCAGGCTTAAGCATTGGTGCAGAAGTAATCAAGTCCAAGATCAAGGACGGCGTGACCTATGTGTCAGCCGCTCGATTGGTCGAAGTAAGTTTAGTAACAGAGCCAGCATTTAAGTCTGCTCAAGTTACTGATATTGCAGCAGAAGAATCTGATGCAGAAGAAACCAACCAACCAACAGAAAGCGAGACAGCCACCGTGGAAGAAACCACTTCAGCAGTCGAAGCAACACCTACAGTTGAGGCTGCCGCAGTTGAAGCTGCTCGCCCTGCTGTAACAGCAATGGCTTACACAAAGCCACGCATTGAAGTAACAGCGGCAAAGTACGTTGAGAACACAATTCGTGCAGCAATGGGCGATGACGCAGCGCGTCAGTACCTTCTTGCAGCAGACAACACAACAGACAATGCTGGTCTTGTACCAACACGTCAATTGTCTGAAATCATCAACCCACTCGGAACAACAATCCGACCATCAATTGAAGCAATCTCACGCGGAGTGCTTCCAGATGCAGGTATGACTTTCGAGATTCCTAAGATTACAGCAATGCCTGTAGTAGCAGTAGCAGCAGAAGATGCAGCATTTACTGACACAGACCAGACATCAGCTTTCCTCTCAGTAGATGTAAAGAAGTACGCAGGACAGCAGACATTCTCTGTCGAATTGCTAGATCGTACATCTCCAGCGTTCTTTGATGAACTCGTTCGCAACATGGCCGCAGCATACGCAAAGGCTACAGATAAGGCAGTCAACGCTGCACTCATCACAGGTGCAACAGCAGATGCAACAACAACAACAACTTACCCAACAGCTGCCGAGCTTCTTGGTATTGTTGCTCGCGGAGCAGCTTCTGTCTATGGCGCAACTCTTGGTCTTTCAAACCCATTCGCTCGCAACATGATTGTCAATACTTCACAGTGGTCAAACATCATGACACTCAACGATGCTGGACGCCCAATCTACACAGCATCACAGCCACAGAACGCAGGCGGAGCAGTATCACCTACAGCTCTACAAGGTAACGTTGCAGGTCTTAACCTCTACGTCACACCTAACACAGATTCAGGCACAGACACAGATGGTTCAATCATCATTGTGAACCCAGATGCTTACACATGGTACGAGTCACCAACATATCGCCTCCGCGCAGAATCAACAGCGGCAGGACAGATCACAATTGGTTACTACGGCTATGGCGCAATCGCGACTAAGGTCGGCGCAGGCGCATTTAAGAACAACAAGGCGTAAGCCACACTAAGTCACTCAGAGGGGCTGCCAGAGCCCTTGCAGTCCCTCTGAGTCTTTAGAAAGGATAACAATGAGCACAACAACAGTTGCAGAACTCCGCACAGCTCTTGGCGTAGGCACTCTCTACACCGATGCAGTCTTGCAAGAAGTCTGCGATGCTGCTGACAATGTCTTGTTGCCCTTTCTATGGAAGAACGAACAGCCAATTATTGCTCACGGCAATGTCGGCACAGTAGGAACTCTTTACTTTAATCAAGATATCAAAGATGTGTTCTATGTCGGGCAATCGGTAACGATTAGCAACACTGGCACAAAGTACAACGGTACTAAGACCATTACAGGCGTAGGCACTAAGAACTTTACTATTACTACAACTCACACAAGCGATAACCCAGTTCACACAGTTGTCCCTTATGGCACAGCAGCTGCTGAAACTTATGTGGATTACACAACCATTCCAGCAATCCAAGAAGCCAGCCTCATGATTTCAATCGATATCTGGCAGAGCCGTCAAGCTCCTTCTTCTGGTGGCGTGTCAATCGATGGCTTTACTCCTAGCCCTTATCGCATGGGCAACACACTCTTGGCTCGCGTTCGTGGCTTGCTTGCTCCATATCTTGACCCTCGTTCTATGGTGGGCTAATGCCAGCCATAACCACACTCCGCGCTTCAATCGCAGCAGCTCTTACTGATAACACAAAGTGGTCGGTATTCTCATATCCTCCAAGCACTCCGATAGCGAATAGCGTCATCGTCATCCCTAACGATCCGTACATAATTCCCAGCAATAACGATTACACAGCCATCGCACCATTGGCTAACTTTAAGATTTCTATCCTTGTCCCATTGCTTGACAATGAGGGCAACCTTGCTGGCATAGAGACCGACATTATTCGAGTCTTTGCGCTTCTAGAAGCCTCCAGCATTGTATTTAACGTAGGAAGCGTAAGTGCGCCTAGCGTCCTGTCAATCGCTTCTGGAGATTTACTGACTTGCGACATTGCAATCAGTACCCTTACGGAATGGAGCTAATCGATGGACGATTGGACAAAGGAGCAAGCCGACTTTCTAATCAAGATCGGTCAGTTACCACCAGCAACAAAATCAGCACCACAACCATCAACTAAGAAAGACGAGGAATAACCGAAAATGGCAGTATTCTTAAGCAACTTGGTAGGCGTCAAGGTTAACTCTGTCGATCTATCAGACCACGTTACATCAGTAACACTCAACCGCAACTTCGATGAACTCGAAGTAACAGCAATGGGCGATTCAGGACACAAGTTCGTTAAGGGACTTGAAGCATCTTCAATCACTCTAGACTTCCTGAACGACACAGCAACAGCTTCAGTCCTTCAGACACTTCAGGCTGCATGGGGAACTAACGTAACAGTAGTTCTTCTTCAGTCAAAGGGAACAGCAGTATCAGCGACTAACCCTCTCTACACAGCTACATGCCTTATCAACAACACAACAGATATTAACGGCGCAGTTGGAGACCTCGGAACACAGAGCCTCACAATGAACGTTTCTGGTACTGTGGCTGTTGCTACAACAGGTACTTTCTAACCAACTAAGTCAGGGGCTAAAATGGCAAAACTCAAGGTAACAAGGGCAGACAACTCAGTAACAGAGTACGAGATTACTCCACTGATTGAATACGCCTTCGAGCAATACGCCAAGAAGGGCTTTCATAAAGCCTTGATTGAAGATCAGAAGCAGTCAGACGTTTATTGGCTGTGCTGGGAAGCAATTAGACGTTCGGGTGAAACAGTCAAACCTTTCGGGGAAGATTTCCTTTCAACGTTAAAAAGCGTGGAAGTGCTGGAATCTGACCCTTTAGGATAGATCGGAACTCTCTCACCTATCTCGCAGCTCGCTTGAGTTACGAGTATGGAGTTCCGTTTCAAACCATTGTGGAACTTTCTCCAATGGCTTTCAAGGCACATGTAGATGTGCTAAAGGATTTAGCGAAGGAGCGAAGCGATGCCAGTAAAGCTGCAAGGCGCGGTCGCTCTTCGTAAGGCTTTGGCTGTAGTTGAACCAACCTTGGCTAAAGAAGTCAGCAAAGAGATTGGCTCATTCCTAAAGCCAGTAGTTACAACTGCTCGCGGATTCATGCCTAGCAATGAAGCTGCACCTAGTGGCTGGCTTAAGCGTCCTAACGCTGGTGGTCGCTGGGCTAATCGCTCCTATGACGTTGCAGAAGCTCGCAAAGGCATTACCTTTAAGTCCACACCTAGCAAGCCTAACCGTAACGGATTCTCAGCACTTGCTTCTATCTTTAACAAATCTGCTGCTGGCGCTATCTATGAAACAGCAGGACGCAAGTCAGGCGTTACTGGCAAGTTCACTCCTAAACTTGGTGGACAACTTGTAGGCAAAGGCCAGAAGATGACAGGCCGTGCAATCTTTAGAGCCTTTGAGGACGATCGTGGCAAGGCTCAAGATGGAGTCGTAAAGGCAATCTTTAAGGCTAAGGACAAGTTTGATTCGATGAAGGATAAGGTCTAATGGCAGATTTAAGAATTGATTTAGCCGCCGAGTTCAAGGGCAAGAAGGCTTTCAAGGAAGCCGACAAAGCCATATTCGGATTAGATAAGAGAGTTGTCCAACTTGGTAAGAGCCTTGGCTTAGCACTAGGTACTACAGCAATAGTTCGCTATAGCAAAGAGGCTGTAAAGGCTTTCGCAGCTGATGAAGCGGCAGCTCGCAGACTAGCAACGGCAGTCGATAACCTAGGTCTTTCATTCTCACAGAGCCGTGTCTCTGAGTTTATCGCTAACCTAGAGCAGTCCTCCGCTATTGCAGATGACGTTCTACGTCCAGCCTTTCAATCATTATTAACAACCACAGGATCACTAACCAAATCTCAAGAGCTGCTCAATAATGCAATCCAGATAAGTCGCGCAAGTGGCATAGAACTTGGCACAGTAGTTGAGGACTTAAACAAGGGTTATGTGGGAGTCACTCGCGGACTCATCAAATACAACACAGGACTTACAAGGGCAGAACTACAAACCAAATCATTTAATGAAATTCTAGGCGTTGTCCTTGCAAAGTCTGCTGGCTCTGCGCAGGCTTATCTTGAGACTACTTCCTTCAAGCTCGATGCTCTCACTCTTGCAGGAGAGAACGCCAAAGAGACAATCGGCGCAGGGCTAGTAGATGCCTTTGCCCGTATTGCAGGAGGCTCAGAAACCTCAGATGCAGTTAAGGCTATTGACAATATTGCTAAGGCAATCAACGGCGTTACAGCAGCTACAGGCTTCCTTGTAGGTGGCTTGGTTAAACTTTACAAAGGGCTTGACTTCCTTACCACATTTGGTGGATTAACTGGGGCTAATGGATCACTAGCAACAATGCTAGAACCTAAGCCTTCAACCAATCGCTCTGCATCTCCAGCAGGTAC